ACGTCGGAGGAGTGAGCCAAGGAGTAGTTGCGGAGCTCGCCGATGGTGGTCGACGAGATTTTGACGGTGCCTTCGCGGCCTAAGTGGTTCGCCATTTTAGTCGGTGGTTAAATAGATGCAGGAGAAGCTGTGACGAGCGACGCCCCAACGACGTTCCTCGTCAGGTTCGATCACATAATCCACGCTTGTCAGAAGGAGATCATCACAGACGCCGCCCAGGGTCACGTCAGCCAGCACCGCGGCCTCGACCGCAGCCGAGCCCGTGTCGAAGAGGTCGTCGATGATCGTTGGCGAGCCGGCCACCTCGGCGGTGAAATACTCGACCATCACTTGCAAGGTCCGGTACTGCGTCCTATTTGACGGCGCCAGCGTTCGGACCTCGACCTGCTCGTTGACGGCGTAAACGGCGGCAGACGGGAAGCTCGTCGAGGCGAGCGTGTTGTTGCGGCCCTTGAGTAGATTAGCCGTGGGCACGACGCCAGCCTGCGTCAGCTTGAGCCCGATGGCGTTGCGGATGTTGGTGCGGGTGCTCATCGTGGCATATTCTCCTGCACGACGCCGGCGCCGCTGATGCGTGCGAATCCAAGGTTGACGGCGCGGTTAGCGAGGATGGCGTCGACTTTCTTCAAAGTGATCTTCGCGCGAAACTCCAGCGCATCATTCACGTAGCGATCAGGGTTAGGCACCTTGATGTTGGTCGCCGTGCCGGTCAGAAACGGTTTATCGCTGGTAAAATTGTGCGACTCGACGCCGGCTCGCGCTGCGTGACGGCGAACCCAAGCGGGCACGCGCTGTCCAGTAGCGAGAGCGGCCGCTGCGAATCCAGCCTTGGCCCAGCCGACCTTCTGCTGCACCGACTTTAAGTAGGAATCGGCCGACGAATTGCTGATCCACATCTGGTCTTGGACTTGCCAACGACCGATTGGGCTGCGCGATACGAAAGGCACGCGCCCGTACTTGTTGCGGTATCGCAGATGGAACTTCCGCATCTCGTCGTTGGATGCGTTTTCGCGCCAGAACTTGTGGTAAATCCTTATCGTCTTTGAGCGTTCCCAGCCCAGATTGACGGCTGCGGTCTGCGTTCGCGAACGCTTCGGAGGTTGAAGCGTAGAGCTTCCGATGCGCTGGAAAAGACCGATTGAGGAATAGCGCGCGTCGCTCTTCCGCCGTCCGCCGAACAGATCCGCCTTGATCGCGTTCTCTCCTTGCTCCTTGGCAGCCTTCGCGAGCCCTGACGACTTCGGTTTTGCCGCGGTTCCGGCATCTCTCGTGGTGGGCGGAAGAATCATCATAATCGACCGCGCCACGTTGCCGGCCTCCTGCTTGATGACCTTGCCTAGATCGACGCGCGCCGACTGCGCCAGCCGCTCAAGCGCCAGGTCGAGCTTCCCAGAGTTGAGCGTAACGTCGATCATATCACCTTCGCGACGTCGATCTCGCAGCCCGCGCCCTCCGCGTCGAACCGCACCTGCTCCACGAAGTAGGTCGTGCCGGCCCGCACCAGCGTCTGACTCTGAGCCGGCGTTCCAGTCACCGAGGAGGTCGTGAAGAAAACCGTGAACTTCACATCGTCCCGGCGCTGATCCTCGAACTCGTCAAAAAGGTTCCGGCTCGAAGACCAGACGCCGGTGATCGTGCTGCCGAGGTAGGAGAACGTGATGCCGGCTTGCTCCAAGATGGCGCCCTGGTCGAGCGCCAGCTGCACGGGATCGAAGTCGCGGACTGCGGCCATACTTAATCGCCAACTGTCACAACGCGCGAGGCCGGCGAGAAGGCATCATCCTGCGCGACGCCAGACGAGACGTGCCAGAACTCCTTCCGCACGGCGCCGGCGATGATGCACGGGGACGAGTTGATGGTGAACATCTCCTCGGCGTCGCGGATGATCCGCGGCAAGTGCGCCGGCGACTTTGCCCGCAGGATCATCGCCTGCGGCACGCGCCAGGTCAGGAGCTTCGCCTCCTGCGCCTCGTCCGCGAGGAACACAATCGGCCGCTTGGCGACCCGCCGGCAGGCTTCCATCAGCGCCCCGGCGTGGTACTGCTTGCCTTGGCTGTAACCGAACGGCGCAAGCAGGCAGATCTCGCGGCTGAAGCCGTAGTCCTCCAGCGGCGGCTGCTCGTCGATCAGATCGAACTCGGGCCGCTGATTCAGCTGGGCGAACTCGGGGAAAAGGCCGAAGACGAAGTCGCCCCAGGGTTTCCCGCTCGCGCGGTATTCATCGTAGCGGTGCGGCCAGATCTCGAGCTCGAGCACGCGGCCAAATCGCATCTTGTCGCGCTGCTTCGGGTCCGACGGCCGCACGTAGCTGACGCAGGAAAAGAGCCCCCAATACTGGGCGAGGCACTCGACGTAGACCGAATGACCTTGGCCGGCCAGATGCCGTGCAATCGGCAGAACGCGGATGATGTCGCCGAGGCGCTGGTGGTAGACGATGCAGATTCTCACGCCTTAAAGACCATCGTAAGAATGTTCGGCCAGTCACCATCATTCTTGCGGACCGCGTCCTCGGGCGAGCCGATGAAGACCGGACGAAGCCCGTTGATCGCCATCGCGTTTGCGAGCGTTTCCGGCGTGAAGTGCCAGAGGTGCTCGCCTGGACGACGGTGCTTCCAGCGGTAGAACCACTCTGCGCCGAGCGCTGGATGGTACCACGGGACGGAGACGATTGCGCTCCTCGCTTTGAATCTCGGCAGCTGGTCGAAGTGCTCTAGCGAGTCGAAGAACGTCAGCACCGGCCAGCGATTGATCTGCCAGTTTGGATCAATCTCCACGAACGACGGCGCAGGATAGGGTGATACATCATAGCCCCAGCAATGGACCCAACCGCTACTGCGTTTGATCTCCCGTAAGAAGGCACCAGTGCCATAGCCGACGTCGCAGACGATCTCCGCGTCGGGAAAGAAGCGCCGAAACAGCGCAGCGCGGATCTTCGATAGCTCTAGCTCGGGATACTTCTCGTAGCGCGCAACGTAGGCGTGATCGTACTGCGCGCGGATCGTGCGGTCGCGCGAAGTCAGCGCGCCGGTCGCCGAATCGACGACATACTCGGAATCAAAATTTAGGGCGTTGTCCATTTGGAATCGGCGTCAGGGTTGCGCTGCTTGAAGAGCTCAAGGCCGGCGTCGTAACGCTCCTTCGTGTTGTTGTGCTGGTAGGTTGCATCCCATTGGCCCTTTTTGAAGGCCGGGTGCTGGTGCTCAAAGCGGTAGAGGTGGCGCGCGTCGATGACGACGCCGTCGCGCCAGGCTCGGTGGCTGAACTCATTATCGCTGAAGACCGACTCGTAGCCCTCGTGGAATAGCTCGCTGCCTTGCTGCTCGAGGCGCGCCCGCGAGAGGATCGCCATACAAAGCAGCGGGCCGGTGCGGTGACCGTCGTGCACGGCGATGACGATAGGCTCCTTCTGCAAGTCGCGATCCTCGACGAGCGAAAGAAGCTTGGCATCCCAGCCGATAGGAGGAACCCAGTCGTCGGATAGTTGCACGATCAGGTCGCCGCGCGCCTTCTTGGCTGCTAGGTTCCAGGCTGCGACGCAGGATCGCTTCTCCGAGACGACGCTGAGGAACTGCTTGCCCATCGTGACCGACTCCTTGTCGTCCGCGTCCACGGCGAATACGTGCTCGATGCGGGTCGGATCTTGAGCCAGCCCGAGCCAAGCCTCGCGGCAGGCGACGGCCTTCGACGTGCGGCCGCGGGTCGCGTGGACGAGCGAGATGCGCGGATGATTGCCGAGGTGAAACTGCTGCTGGAGCACGTCAGCCCGCGCTTCCATTCCAGCCAGTCGGAAGGCTCGCGCTGCCAGATCGTAGCCCGCCCAGCCGTAGTATTTGGCCTCCGAGGTCCACGGCTTGTCCGCGCCGATTGGCTCGCGGTGGCGCAGCATCTCCTCCGCCCACCAGCGGGCACGCGCGCCGTCGTTCTTTTCAAAGAGGAGCAGGATGATCGCGGCGTAAGCCTCGCGGCACCACGGGAAGACGGCGTGCGCTTGCAGCGCGTAGCTCATCGCCTCGCGCGAATCTCCGCAAAGCTTGGCGAGGTTGAGCAAAGCCTCGTAGCGAAAGGACTGCTCGAGGTTCGGGAAGCTTAGAGCGATCTTCCCGAACTGCTCCGCGGCCTGCCGATTGCCAGCGCAGAGGTGCTCCTGGTGAATGTAGAAATACTGGGTTGGCGTCTCCTTTACCGATTGCCCGAGGATGCGGAGATTGCGCCGGCGGTTCTCCTTCTTGACCGACTTCGGCGCGTGGACCCAGACCGGCCGCGGCCAGTCCTCGTGCCTGTCGCCGGGGAGCAGCAGCAGGTTCTCGTGGACGTCGTGATGCCAGACGCGACCAGCCTCGAAGGCGGAGCGGCGGATCGCGCGCTCGCGGTGCAGCTTCTTATTGGTTCCTCGAACGTCATACGGACAGCGCACCATCAGCACCTCGGGCGCGACCGTGCGTAGGAGATCGCGGAAGTCGTGCGCCTCGTCGAGCAGATCGTCGCAGTCGGACCAGACGATCCAATCGCCGGTCGCCTTGGCGAAGGCCGCGTTGCGGGCGCGAGCGAAAGAGTCGACGTGGTCCCACTTCTCGGCGCCGTAGCCGTTCCGGTATTCAGCCCCGCGGAAGTCCTTGCCGTTCTCGCGGCACCAGGCCGCCGCCATCTCAAGGGTCGCGTCGGCCTCCTTCGCTCCGATAGCCCGCACGATGCAGAGCTCGTCGAACACAGGCGCGAAGCTCGAGAGCATCGCGATAATGTGCTCGGCCTCGTTCCCGCAGATGACGCAAAGTGACACGCGCATTGCGCTGTCGGACCCGTCAAAAAGAAACCCGCGCCCCAGTTAAGGAGCGCGGGTCGAGCCTAGGATGCTCTCCTAAGCGGTGCCAGATCAGGTGTACTGCGTGGCGATAAGCTGGCCGCCGTTGGTGTTGACCACCTTCTCGGCGACGTAGTGCGAGGCGCGCACGATGTTGGACTTGATCGACTCGTCGCGGTAGGTGAACACGCCGACCGCAGGGCCGTACTGGCTCCAGTTGAGCGTGAAGCCCGCGCCGCCGCCGAAGTAGCCGGCGCCGGATTCGGTCACGTTGCCGACCCACACGTAGGTGTTGGCCCAGACGTTCGAGCTCGAGAAGGCGACGCCCTCAGCCGCGGAGTCATAGGCCGCGCGACCGATCAGCACCTCGCTCACGCCGAAGACCTCGGCCGCCGCCTGGGTGGAGGCGTTGAGGATCGTGTCGCTCGAGATGCCAGCGCCGCGCAGGCGGTTCTGGAACTTCGTCGACGCGCGGGCGCGGGTCCACACGGGATACGGAATCACGACGCGGGTATTCGCCGTGCTCTCGCCGTTGGAGATCATCCGGTCGAGCGCCAGCTGGACGTCCTCAGCGATGTCGAACGTCGCCAGATTGGCGGTCGTGTAGGCGGTGCCAGAGTTGGTGCTGGTGAAGTTGCCCGTGTTGAAGATCTGGCCTGCCACGCGGAGTTCGTGGGCGAGCAGGAGCTTCCGGCGGGACAGCTTGGCGGCGACAACCTCGGCGTCGAAGAAGCGCGAGACGTCCGCGGCGATCACGTCGTCGACGGCCTCTTCGTAACCGTACTCCAGCGCGGTGTACGTCTCCTGGGTGAAGGAGCGCGTGCCACGCGGAAACGTGGAGTAGGGGTCACGCACCTTGACGTCCGACTTGAGCAGCTGACCTTCCTTCAACTTGAAGGAGGGATACTGACCAGCGAGGACGGGCACGTTGAGGATCGGCATCACGCGCGTACCGATCAGACCAGTCTCCCAGTCTTTGGCTTGCTCAAGGACGCCGGCGATGTCGCCACGGAAAACGGCGGCAGAATTGGTGTACATTGTAGGAAGATCCTTTCTTTAGAGGTTAGAGGTTCTTCGGGATGAACTCGATCACCGCGGAGCCGTTGCCGCTGGCCTGAGTCGAGAGACTCTTGCCCACGGTCACGGTGCCGGTGGTGGAGACGAGGCCCGAAGCGGCGAGGTAGAGGTTATCGCCCACGGTGACGGGAGTCCCGGTGACGGTCGCCTTCAGCGTGCCGGTCGAGTGGAGGAAGCGGACGGTGACGTAATCGCCGGAGGCCGCATCGATCTGCGCGATGCCGTCGCACGCGGTGGACGTCGAGAGGCCGACGCCGCGGTTATTGGAAATCACGACGCCCTGGAAGGCGGTGATGGTCGCATTAGCGAGGAACGTACCGTTCCCCAGATATTGGGTAGCCATTGTAGTAGGTTACTGGTTAGAGTTTGACGACCTCGCCAGCAGCGACGCGGGAGCGGTACTGCTGGTATTCGGCCGCGTGATTCTTGATGGCGAACGCGATGGCGTCGCCCTTGTTGCCCTTGAGCTCGGAGGTCTTCGCGGCCACGATGGCCTCGAAGCTCTTCGCCTCGGTCTTGGCGGCGGGAGCCGCAACCTCAGCGGAGGCCGCGGGAGCCGCGGGCGCGCCGATGGTCTTGGCGAACTCCTTGAGCGCAGCCTCGGCGGCCTGCTTGGCGGCCAGCTGCACCTCGTCGTTCTTGGCGGACATCGCAGCCGGCTTGTCTTCGGGCTTCGGCATTCCGGCCTCTAGCTTAGAGAGCCGCTCGCCCATCGCCATCATCGCGGACTCGATCATCCCCGCGATCTCCTTTTTCACGTCATCATTCATCGCAATTTTGTTTTTGGTTTTCGCCTCCTCGGGCGTGGTGCCCGACTCGGTCTGAAAGGATTTCATCCGGCGCTCGAATAGCCCCTCGGCGTTCGCGGCCGGCTCGCTCACGAGATCCACCGAATAAATCTCGGTGCAGCGCTGGAGCATCGTCTTTTTGTCGCCCGACATCTCGACGGGACCGGAGAAAGCAATCGACAGCCCGAAGGTGTCGGGGATCTTCTCCGCGATCTCTAGCACGTACCCGCGATGCGGCGAGTTCTTGAGCAAGTTCAGATCGCCCAGGAGCTTTTTGCCCTCGATCCGCAGCCCGTCGACGTAGCCGATGATGTCGCCGGCGCCCGAGTTGTGATCTAGCTTCACCTTGAGCCCGCCCTCGTATTGCTCCGCCGCGGCCTTCACTTGCTGGAGCGTGCGCGCGTCAACCATCACGCCGTGGCCCAGCGCCGGCCCCTCGGAGATTAGCGAGACGCCGCGAATCACGCCTGCTTCGGCGTCGATCTTCCCGGCGGCAACGGCAAAAGTGATGGTGGGCGCGACCATTGTAAAAGCCGCCGCCGTCAAATCATCCTTTGCTTTTAACGTCTAAAGTAGCGCGGCGCTTGTATGCAGTAACGCGGACGACCTTTTTCGTAATCTCATCCCAGACCGGGAATTGCGCGACCTCAACAGTCTTCGCGCGGATCGCTGGCCCGAGGAGCACGCGCACGTTGTCGACGCTGCACTCCAGCTGCTCGGCCACTTTGTCGCGCGAGTCCCAGCCGGCAGGCAGCACGTAGGTCTTGCGGTTCTGCGCTTCGACGAGGGATTTCCAGTTCACAGCTTGAGCAACGCGGCGAAGTGCGACTCGCCCTCGATGATGGGAATATTGAGATGCAGGAACGCGCCGCTTGTCGCGACTAGCTGCACCGCATAGCCGTGCGACCAGTCGGTTGGAGCCGTGTGCTGCCAGAGCGGCTGAAGCTGGCAGAGGCAGCCAGGGTTCCACGCGCCGACGATGCCGGTCGCGATGCGGCGAACGATGTTGGATTGCGCGCGGTGCGTGTGTCCGAACACGCAGTTGCCGGCGATCTTGTCGACCGTCGCGCCGACCGCGTTCTTGGCCGTAGAGACGCCGTGAAAGAAGAAGCATTTCCCGCGCTTGATGACGCCGGGGACCGGGAGGCCGTCGTAGAACTCGCCCTGGCGGTAGTAGGAGATCTCGCGCTCCTTGAGCTTCAGCCGGAACTCGGGAGCCAGCAGCCGGCGCAGCCCCTCGGCGTCCTTCTTGTGGCGCAGCACTTGCGTCACGCACCACGTCTCGACGCGGCGCTCGTGGTTGCCCTCGAGGTACTCAATCTTCGCGCGAGGCGCCGCGGCCCGCAGCTGGTCGAGGAAAAGCGCGGAGGCGGCGAGGTCTTCCTCATAGGTGTAGTCGGTCTCAGCGACGTAGCCCATCACGTGGTGCTGCGCGAGGAAGCCTCCGCAGTCGACGTGATCGCCGAGGAGGATGATCTCTTGCGGGTCCAGCGCGCGGATGTCGGCCAGCATCGCGGCGACGGCCTTCGGATCGACGAGCGAGCCGTGCGTATCGGGAATGACGACGCGGACGATGTCGGATCCGGTTCGCTTACGCGGCGCGACGGACGGCGCCGGCTTCGCCTTGCGCGCCTTGGTCGCATTCTCGAGCGCGGCCCGCGCGACCTCGAGCTCTTTCTTGAGGCCGGCGATCTCGGCCTCGTAGAGCTTGCGGGATTCGTCCCGCTGAACTGCCGACCAGTCAGTCACGCTTGGCGTCCTCCCGCTGCGCCGCGAGGTAATCGCGCCTCCAGCGCCAGAGGAGATACCCGAGCGAGACGATGCCGGTCACGACTCCGAGACCGGAATTGATTTGGCCCGCGGTCACGGTGGCGACCGGAGGAGTTAGGGCGGCGATGGCATCGGCTGGCTTAATCATTTGAGCTTGGCGCGGTAGGCGGCGCGATCACCGAACCACCACCCGACGCAGTTGAACGCGGCGAACGTGACCTGCTCTGTCATCGACGCGCGGGAAGGCTCGGCTGCGTAAAACCAGATGACGGTCGCGATCAGCACGAGCGCGATAGTGAGGAACGGACGAAAGAGCGTCACCACGTCGGCGACCCAAGCGTGCACGTTGGCCGGCACTGTTGCGGCCTGCTGGCTGGCCTTGAACGCGTCCCACGCGGCCTCATCCTGGCGGATCGACGCGAGCACCTTCGCCTCCTCCAATTTCCTCCCGTGCTCGCGGCCGGCGCGGAACTCCTCGAAGAATCCGTTGCCGATGCGGAGGATGACGCCGAGTGCGCCACCACCCAGAGCAGATGAGAGGAAATCGAGCATTACGCGGAAGGCTTCACCTTTATGACGTCCGCCAAAACTTGCACCGACTGGCGCAGGAGATCGTGCTCCTGCGCGGTGCCTCGGTAAGCGGCGGCGACGTGCGCGAGATTCTGAAGGGCTTGCTCTGGCGAGATGGTGTTTGCGTCCATAGCGTCAGAGCGGCCCGTCAAATCACAGCGGCGTCAGGCCGGCGTTCTGGGCCAGCACCTCGTAGAAGCCGACGTCGTCGGTCCAGGCGGCGGTCTGCGCCTCGGTGGCGTTGACTAGCTGGGAGGCGACCTCCGCACCGGCAGCGTCAAGAAGCTGGCAGTCGGCAACGGCGGGACCGTTCTGATAGCTCACATAACGCGGAGCGAATTGAGTGGCAGTCTTGGTGCCGGTCGGGGTCCAGACAGACACGGGCTGCACATTGATGATGGTATTCATAGGAGATTAGTTGTTGGTTGTCTTGGCGTGGATGTAGTAGATGGTGCCGCCGATATCCACCTCGATGGTGCGGTTGGGCGACGTAGGCGAGACGGTGGCGACGGTGCCTAGCTTCCACTCCGCAGCCGTACCACCAGTGGGTGCGGCGGTCTTGATGGTTGCGGCGAACGTCGCCTTCTGGTTCTCGTCGAACGTGGCAGCGGTCGCGGCGTTGGCGGTTTTGATGTAAACCTTTTTCCCCGCCTGTTGGGTCTGTAAATACAGGTCGCCGGTTACGGTCCCAATTGCGGCGGTGAGCGTCCCGCTCTCGCGCACGTTGATGACGGCGGCGTTGCCCGCTGTATCAAACATCAGCGTATTAGCCCCCGAGCGATACAGCCAAGTGTCGTTCGCGAATCCCAAACCGCTCGCTCGGCCAGAGGCGCCCGCAGCAAGTTGGATTCGTCCCGTGCCCTCGGTTGGGTTGTCGCCAAACCCAAGCAGTAGGTTCCCGCTGTCGGTTAGGCGCATCGCCTCGTAAACAGTATAGCCCGTGTTGGCTTTGATGAGCTGCCACTGCATGTAGGTGCCGTAGTGACCAGTCCCGAAGTTTTCGGCGGCGCGCACCTGAAAGATCCCTTCGTGTAACTGATACGCCGTGCCATCCCACCCGCTGAACGAGACATTGCCGATCGAATCTCCAGCAAGAACTGCGGTTTTTGCTGACTCCGTGCCACGCGCCTTGCGCAGATGTACCGTGCCGGAGTTTTCAAAGTTGCCTACGTTGTCGGAGACAAGGCCACGCGGCTGAAGCGAGTTTGAGTTAACTACGCGCAACATCCCTCCCGCAGTATCTATCGTGACCGTAGCACCGAATGTGCTCGCCCCCGCCACCCCCACGCCCCCGCTCACCACCAGCGCACCGCTGGAGGTGGACGTGGAGGCGGTGGTGGGGTTAATCTTGAACTGGCTGGAGGTGAAGTCGAAGCGATTGGTGGACGCGGTTCCTAGGAAAATACGGAAGGCACTCGCGCTGCTGTTGTAGATAAACGCCTCGTTATTACCTAGGCCGGTAAGCGCACCGGCATAGGCGCTGCCAGTAAGACCAATGGCGAAGGAATCCGCAGCATCCGACCGCTGCAAGCTGATCTCCTTGTTCCCGGTGGTGTTGCCAGTTCCGGTGATTTGAATCTTACCATCGGAGGCCGTGCTGACGAGATTGGCACCCAAGACGACGCTACCCCCCACCCCCAGCCCACCGCTCGTCCCGTTGCCCACCACCAGCGCGCCGGTAGAGGTGGTCGTGGAAGCGGTGGTCTGCGGCACCTTCACGACTCCAGCCGCCGTCAGGGTCAACAACGAGCGTCCATTGACGATGTCGTAAATATCAAATGAAGTTTCGCTCGGACTCCCAAGTATTCCCGAAAGCCAGCGACTCGTGCCGTCGTCGGAAATGTAACGCCAATTGCCGCCAGTCCCGCTGCCAGACTTCCCAATAAAACCGACGTTGGTCGAAATGGTAACGGTGTTATTGAACGTGCTTGCCCCATTCACCGTCAGCGTGCCCGTCACCGTGGCGTTGCTCCCCGAGACCGTAACGGCGTTGCTCCAGCTTGCGCTCGTGCCGTTCGTCGTCAGGAGGCGTCCGCCGTTGCTCGTCTGACTCGGCAGACCCGCCACCGGCTGCGCGCCCCAGCTGACGGTGCCGCTGCCGTCAGTTAGGAGCATATACTGCGTGGAGCCCGCCTGATCTGGCAGCAGCGCGTTCAGCGCAGCAGCCCGCGTCGTCTGGCCCGTGCCGCCTTGATTGATCTGCGCCACGCCAGCAAGCGAGCCGAAGTCGCCCACGCCTCCCGCGCCTCCACCGCCTCGGCTGGCGAGCGTCTGCCATTGATTGCTGTTCTTGCTGGGCTTCTCGGTCACGCCGTCGACGGTCGCGATGTAGCTCGAGCCCAGCCACGAGACGACATCGAGGCGGTTGTAAACCTCGCCATCGATGAACGTGCCGCGGGGATTTAGCGAGGCGCCCGCCGCGCCAGCCGGCCCAGGGATGAGCTGAAGCTTCTTCGCCTCCTCCTTGGCCGCGAACTCGACCCGCTCCAGCTGCTGCCCGAACTGCGTCACGAGCGAGCCCAGCTGCGATTGCAGCGCCACTATCTCGGAGCGGAGCGCCTCCGCGTCCGCGCCTGCCTTGGCCGCATTGGTCTCGTCGGCCTTCTTGAGCTCAAGCGCGATCACGCCCACCTGCTCGTCGACCGCCTTCCGCATCTCCTCCACGCGAGCGGAGAGCGCGCCCAGGTTGTTATCGAGGACGTGAAATTGCAGCGCCT